CTAAGAGTATGTTTAAACTAGAAGTTGACATTCAAGGTGCAACAAATCCAATTGGTGTTGGACATGTTGTCAATCTTGTAATCCCTAGTGCATATGATAGACAATTAGCTTTAAATTCAAATACTCCATTACCAGACGGATATCATTCTGGAAAGTATTTTGTATCTGGAGTTAAACATAGTTTATCAGGAACAACTTACGTAAAACGATTAGAACTCACAAGAGGTTCTTCCCCTATAGATTTAAACCGATTAGTACCAGTACCCCCATAAAGGCACACGAAAATGAAACTCAGATTTTCTGAATACGTAGATTTAAAAGACTACAAAGCATTTCAACTTGTAGAGAAGCAAATTCTTTACAACAATGGTGCGAAGTATGGACAGATTGTGTTCCTTGCTGGTGGTGCAGGTTCGGGTAAAGGTTTTGCTGTTCAGCATTTTATGCAAGGGTCTGAGTTTAAGATTCGTGACGTTGACGAATTGAAAATTGCATTTCAAAAGTTAGATGCACTTGGCAAATTTACGACACAAGACTTGCTTGATAAGTACGGCGACAAAATTTCTGAAAGAGATAAAGACCTTATTAAAAAAGAATTGATTGATAAGAATTTAAAGATGGGACAATTGGACTTAAAAACTCCAACGCATGTTTACATTCTACACGTTCTCGTTCGTGCGACTGACGTAAAAAACAAAACACTAGACTTAATGCTTGCTGGCGCTGAAAAAGGTCAATTACCAAATCTTATTTTCGACAGCACATTCAAAGAAGTTGAAGACATGACAGATGTTTTGCCTAAACTGTTTGCCGCAGGATATGAACCAAAGAACATTCACGTATCTTGGGTTCTGACTAACTATCAGATTGCAATCAAGAATAATAAATCAAGAGCAAGAGTTGTGCCAGAAGATATTCTGCTTGCTACTCACGCAGGTGCGGCACAGACTGTATATAACTTAGTGACAACTGCTATGCCACCATCTGTTCAAGGCGGTGTTTATGTCATTCTAAATAATCCAGAGAATACAATTTTCATTGTTGATCCGCAAACAAATAAAGCATACAAAGATAAGAAAGGTAATCCTGTCATTAAAGATTTTAAGTATTTGACACTTAAAGAACCAGGAAAACCCGCTAAGAAAGAACTTGATGTAAAAAAACAATTACTGACTTGGATTAGAGATAATGTTCCTCCAGGCGCAGTAGATACATCAGAATTAGATAAGCTATGAAAAAATTTAAACAGTTTATACAAGGCACCACACTTTCAACTGAAGAGTGGGAAGAAGAAGTTTACGGTCCAGAATTAATCGAAACACTTAAACAAGTGGACGGCAAGTGGGCGTTAGTCTCTAAGAAGACGGGCAAGCCATTGCGCTACTACAAAGGTGAAGGTAAGCCATCAGACGAATGGGTTGCAGATCAAGAGCGACAGATTCAGTATTTTAAGCATGTGGGATAATTGATGAGAAATTTTATTGGTCAGGATGGATTTGTTTGGTGGATAGGAATCGTTGAAGACATAAACGATCCATTGACACTTGGCAGATGCAAAGTTAGATGTTTTGGATATCATCCAGCAAAGTCAACTAATTTAGTTCCGACTGAAGACTTGCCTTGGGCGCTATCTATTCATTCTTCAAATACTCCTAACCTCTATGGAACTCCTAGACTCGGTGATTGGGTCTTTGGATTTTTCTTAGATTCATTGTCAGCACAAGAACCTGCGATTTTAGGATACTTGCCTGCGATACCCGAAGCGGCATCTGAATATTTTGGTACTGCACCAAACATGACTAGAAATTTTGCAACTGTTACTGAAAAGAATTCGGTTGTGTGGAACACAAATGATGATAAGATTACTCTCTCAACGAACACCAACTTTAGACTTCATGGAAACACAGAATTAAGATTCTCTGATAGCGTGAATAATACTACCCTGAATGAATTGATATTAAGAATAAAGGCACTGGAAGATAAAAACATACTGCAAGATGCTGAAATTGCTGTTGCTAAGACTCTTCCGGTGGCTAATACTTAATCAAAATCATAGGCTACACAGTAGTGTAACACTATGTCAAGCAAATGTCAACATTTATAAGGAAATAACATGACAAATCACGAAAATTTAGTAACATTATTTGAATCGTATCTCTCAGAGAACGATAAATTTGAATCCAAAGGCAACAAAGCCGCAGGAACTAGAGCAAGAAAAGCATTAGCAGAACTTAGTAAAGCGACAAAAGAACGCAGAAAAGAAATTCAAGATGCCAAAACGGCAGAACAACCAACATAAATAAAAGAAAAAAATGGCAGATATCGCATTCTATAAAGACTTAGGGTTAGACTTCACACCGCATCCGGTGACTGGAGACGTTCGCCCCATCACAAATGAAGTTGCGATTAGAAGGTCTATAATGAACCTTATAAAAACCAAAAAGGGAAGTAGACCATTTAATCCTACATATGGATGCGATATTTCCAGTTATCTGTTTAGCTATGATCCTGGATTTTCAGAATATAACATAAAAGAAGAATTGACTAGAGCAATAACTCAGTTTGAACCTAGAGTTATAGTGCAGGGAGTTGAACTTGCTTTTACAGATGATGGCGCTGGTATGGACATAAGAGTCCAATACGTAATACGAAATGTTAATAAAATTGACACTTTAGATGCAACAATAACGAGGACGGCATAATGGCCATAGACAATAATTTAAAAGTCGATGAACTTAATTTTGACGGAATAAAATCCAATTTTAAAAATTATTTAAAATCTCAAGATGAGTTTCGAGATTATAATTTTGACGGCGCTGGCATCTCGGTGATATTAGACTTGCTTGCATACAATACATATTATAATTCATTTTATCTTAATATGGTTGCATCAGAATCTTTCTTGTCTACCGCACAGAAAAGAAATTCTATTGTTAACTTAGCTAAATCATTAAACTATATTCCTAGATCAATGGCATCAGCTAGTATTACTGGAACAGTTAGTTTGACAGTCACTGGATCTCCAGCTACAGTTTTGATTCCTGCATACACAGAATTCACTGGAAGTATTGATAATAAAACATATACATTCGTAAATCTTAATGCATCTACAATTGTAAGCAATGCTGGTGTATATTCTGGCACACTTGTATTGAATGAAGGAACGTATATTATAAGAAGATATCTTGTAAATTCAACAGATACACAGCAAAGATTTTTAATTGAAAATACCGATATTGACACAACTACGATTTCTGTCAAAGTTTTAAACTCATCTAGCGATAGCACCACAAGAGTGTTTTCCAGACCAGATAATTTAGTGGACGTTGGTCCCACATCAGACGTATATTTCCTAGAAGAAACTGAAGACGAACAGTATGAAATTAAATTTGGCGATGGGACTTTTGGTACATCATTAGATGATGGCAATGTGGTTGTTATTGAATTTATTGTGACTTCTGGACCTCTCGCAAATGATGTTGTGAACTTAACATATGCCGATTCTATTGCTGGCGTAACAGCAATCACATTTACTGCTACTGATCCAGCCGCTGGTGGTGCAAATAAAGAATTAACTTCACAGATAAAATTCAATGCACCTAAAGCATATGAAGCGCAAAATCGTGTAGTTACTTCAGAAGACTACAAAGCACTATTGCTAAAACAACCAAACGTTGACTCGGTGGTTGTTTGGGGTGGAGAAGACAATGATCCCCCATCATATGGTAAAGTGTATATTGCAATTAGACCCACATCAGGTGAAGTCTTGACTGCAACAGAAAAACAAAATTTAATCACATCGATTATTAATCCTAAAAAAGTATTAACGATATCGCATGAGATTGTTGATCCAGAATATTTGTACATCACTATCAATAGTACTGTGAAATATGAAGCAGATAAGACAACATTGTCTGAAGATGCTATGAAATCTCTAATCACAAATACTATTAAAAATTACAACGATTCTGACATTAATCAGTTTGGTAAATATTTTAGATATTCAAAATTGAGTAGATTAGTAGATGCGTCTGAACGATCAATCTTAAATAATGATACTACGGTTTTGATTAGAAAAGAACTTGACGTTCAACTTGGTACTTCTGCTAGATACGAAATACCATTCTCAAATCCTATTAATGCTACCACTAGAGGAAGACCAGCAAGTCATCCATATGGTTTTGGAAATCAAATAACATCAAATGCGTTTACGTATTTGGGTTATCAAAACTGTTTTATTGAAGATAATAACAGCATCATTAGAATCTACAGACAAACTGCCAATGAAAACATTGCGGTTCAAATTAACGCAGGCTCGATTGATTACAATACGGGCATCATTACTTTAACTGCGTTTGCACCAACTGCATTTGCTGATGGTGGAACTACACTTAAGATAACTGCAACTCCTGCAAACAAAGACATTCTTCCATTACGAAATCAGATTTTAACTATTCTTGATGCTAACATTACTGTATCAATGGTTGACGATAAAACAATTAGCTTGGTTAATAGATAAAAATGAATGAAACACAATTTCAGCCATCATTAAGTATCAGTAATCTGATATCTTCGGATATCACACAAGATTCTGAGAACCTTTTACTCTTCTTAAAGGCGTACTACG